CTGTGTGCTGCGTCGATGTGTGTACTTTAGCAGCCTAAATTAATAAGTGCAAGTAATAATTTAGCGAACTAAAGGAAATGTGCGAAAATATTTCCACACTCCGATTGCTGCGGGAGTGCAACAAAGCCGTGCTATTGACGAAAGGAACCCGAGTGAGTCACTTAGTTATTGCGCAATACGATGGAATGGATGTCACGTTTCGTGACGATGGATGGTTTAATGCAACGACTGTTGCGGCGAGATTTTCTAAAGAGCCAAGCGATTGGTTGAATCAGCGCGACACGGTGCAATACATGGCTGCGCTGGCAAGGCGGATAGGCAATTCCGGTTTTGTGCAGGAATTGAACAAAATCAATGACTTAGATAGCGCATCAGCAGCCTCTAGGGCAAAACTTCTCGCGCTAGCAAAGAAAACTGGATTTGTTTCGACAAAACAAGGTTCTCAGGAGAACGGCGGCGGAACATGGCTACACCCCAAGCTTGCGGTTCGATTTGCTCAGTGGCTAGATATAGACTTTGCTGTCTGGTGCGATGAGCAGATCGAATTATTGATACGCGGCACTCACTCAGTCCACGATCAGCGCAGGCTGCGGCACGAGGCATCGGCATCGCACAAGATAATGGCTGCAGTCCTGCAGATCACACGCCAGAAGCAGGGCAAGGACTGCCAGGCGCACCATTACATGGCCGAGGCAAAGCTGGTTAATTGGGCGCTGGCGGGGGAGTTTAAGGGGCTGGACCGCGACAGCCTTGATTCTGCCCAGCTTGACCTACTTGCCAAGCTGGAAGAACTGAACACCGTGCTGATCGGCTCCGGCGCAGACTATGCGACACGGAAACCGGCATTGCAGAAATACGCGGAGGATTGGCGACGGTCTAGGATATTGAAACTAGTGGCGTGAGGAAATGAAAAAGCCGCCTTTTGGGCGGCTATCTTGGCTAAATTGTCTCCAAAATCTCTAGCATCTCAGGATTTCTTTCTACCAGCTTGATCAGTAAAACAGCCTGCGCACTTGGCTGCGCTCTTTCTTGCTCCCAATTTTCCAAGGTGCGAACATTTGTCCGTAGGCGATTTGCAAACACAGCCCGAGAGACGTGCATTCTTTCTCGTAACTCTACAATTTCCTTGCCGGTAATTTTCGGCACTGGCTTTGCCTCGATGGTGTGGGTGCGCAGCGTTATTTTCCCTTGTCGCTGGTCTTTTAGCGCATCAAATCCCTCGACCAATTCATCAAAAAGTTTCCGCTTTTTCATTTGATAATCCTCGCTTTCAGCTCTTTGTCCAGCATGATGCCGAGTTTCTTACGTTCGTCGGGCGATAGGTCGCTCATTTCATCTTTGTCGTAGACCGTGAAAAGCAAAAATTGCGACTCATCAATCCACCAATAATAAATAACCCGTAATCCTCCACGCTTCCCCTTACCGCGTCGCCGATCAGAAAAACGCAACTTACGCAATCCGCCAGTATCCTTAATGACATCGCCAGCTTGTGGATTTTTTAGCATCTCATTTTGAAGGGCTTGAAAAGCACTGTCATCGAGATATTCTTTGCGGTGACGCTCGAATGGCGGTAATTCTACGAAGGTGGCGCGCATCTGTATTTCTACTTATTGAATACGCGCAGTATAGCAGATATACGCAATCTGCGTATATATATGTATGCGTGTTGCTATCGGGCCAACTCACGCACTATCTGGCGGCTCTTCTTTCTCTTTCGCTGGCTGGATAGTCAATCCCTCAGCGCCAAGGCGGCGGATCAGCTCCTCCAGTAGATCGCCAGTACTGAAATTCTTGAGACTCCTGTATTTTTCTTTGTCCGCGTAGTGTGATTCCACAGCGAAAATAACTTCAGAGTTCATGGAGCGTCGATTTTCTTTGCATGACCTGTCGATTTGCTCTTTCAGCTCGTCAGGAAAGCGGATATTTGACGGGGCAATGTTTCGAAAACTCATGCCCCTAGTGTAAGAATCCACCGTGCCATACAATAACACCACGGTGGCGAAACTAGACCCGCTTTTCTTGCTCTAAAACTAGGTCTTTATGGTGTAGTTTCAAAATGTAACTTGCGGTACACTGTTCTTACATACAGGGGTATTTTCAATTGCGTTACATATTTTCGGCAACTATCAATAAAAAGTAATGGTCTATTGCGATGGTTGAGATTTTGTAAGTGTTTTGTAAGAAAGCCCCTACATCTGTAGGCGATGTATTAGCATAGGTCAAGACGTCAAGATTCAAGACGTCAAGCCGATCCCATCAAGGAGGGATTTATGACGGAACAGGAGAAGCAGCAAGCTATTAACGACCTGGAACGCATGGACCCAGCACGATTAAAGCTTTCACTTATTTACCTTTCAAATATGGCGCAAGCATCGCCATTGCCATTACCCAAGCCTGTTACGCCTGTTCATCTCCAGTTGGTTTCTAATGCGGGTCGGTAGATTTGTTTTTGCAGCCTCAATGGCAGAATTTATTGCATCGCGACCTGCGTCGTCCGTGTAGTAATAGACAGTTGTCATCTCAACAATGGTACCTGGGTCACACCCTTTTGACTCCGGCTCCGGAGCCACAGTTATGTGACCTCGTTCTTTACTGTATTTCGGAAGCTTCCCGTCAACAATCCAGTCGAGACTGAACTTCGTGCGTGATAGCGCGATAAGTGGCTTTGCTCCAAGTTTTGTTGTGCCGGAGAACCACTGAGATACCAGCCCCTCCGAAACATCGCAGAACTCCGCAAATTCCCTGGGCGAGTTAATGCCCAATTCCTGCATTACTTCTCGCAGTCGATCCCCAAGTGTCATTTTTTCCATGTTTAGCACTCTAAACAAAAGGTGCTTTAGCGTGCTTGCATTTTATGCTTTAGTGCGCTAAAGTAAGTGCATGAATGCACAGGAACAAGCCATATCAATCATTGATCGCCTCGGCGGGACGACGGCTGCCGCCGAGTATTGCGAGGTTACGCCTAGCGCGGTTTCTCAATGGAAGGGCATTAAGGGAATTCCAAAGCAGCAACTGAAATTCTTGAAAGTTGCTCGCCCAGACCTCTTTGAAGATCACAGCAAGTGCACCACTAAGGCTCGCCGCACCAAGAAATAGAAGCAAGAAACGATTTAGCTGTCCCTAGGAAGTTAGGCGGTCGCTCACACAGGGCCGCATTTTTTTCGACTGGGGAACGAAGTTTGAGCAGGGTTAAGAAGTATTGCAGTTGTTTGAACTTTTGCATGACGTGTTTTTGGTTGATTGCGTCGATGCAAAAAATTTTACGAAAAGTCCCACCGGGAAGTTCACAGGGAACTTGATTGAATTTCTAAATCGACATGAACCAACAAATAAAACTACACGAACGAATTGACGGCCCAGCAGTTGTATCGGCTGTAAACATCAGGGGAATCAAATCATACCGCGAAGCAATTTGCTTCGGATGGGAACACAGAAAGATCAAGAACATGACGCAAGCAACACTTGCAGAGATGACCGGAATGCGCCCCTCCCATCTCAATGAATTCCTTGCAAAAGGTGATGTGGACGAGAAGGGAAGGCTGAGGCGGGACATGCCAGCTAAATACATCCCAGCCTTTGAGAGAGCAGTAGGAAACAGTTTCGCAAGCCAGTGGTTAGCAATGCAGAGTCAGCTAACGATCCTCGAAGCAATGATCGCAGACCAGAAGGCGTAAGTATGAAAGAGATAGAAGCCAGCGTCAGTTTTGGCGAATACATAAGGGAGCGGGGGAGCATGCAGGGAATTACGAAAGAGGACGCGCTGATGACGATGTTCAAGAAGCGCGGGATTCAGATGGACGGCGACGTGAATATGAAGCCAAGGGAGCCGGTAACCATCATCACTGACCCGGTAAATAAAGTGTTCGTAGTGAGGCAAGTGCAGTTTGCAGATAACTGAAACGTCAAGGGGGAATGGAAATGGAAAGCTCAGCTAAAAAGAAATTGGAAAAGGCAAAGCTGGAAAAATTCAGGAAAGACAGAAAAGGGCATGTGAATGTTCTGCTCGACTTTTTCATTGAGCGCATGGGCCTCAAGAATGACGCCGCCTTGTGCCGCTTGTTGAAAGTCGCTCCGTCTGCCATCAGCAAATTGCGTCATGGCGTCTTGTTCCCCGGCGCTTCAATTGTCCTAGACATGCACGAAAAGAGTGGAATACCGGTTGAGGCCATCCGCGAAATTCTAGACGTCCCTCCTGAGTACAAATTTTAACAGGAGGCCGACATGACAACCCTCGAACAAATGCAATCCGAGCGTCTTGAGCTGTTGAGCCACATCGACACGCTCAATCAAGACAAAAGGTATCTGCGCCTGCAGATCGATCTGAACGCAGATCAAGCAGACATCAAAGCAGCCTATACCGCGAAGCTGAATCGCGTGATCCGTGCCTCAAACCACGCCGTGCAGAGTCTGCGATCTCTCAACGAGCAGATCAAGTTCGAGAACATGCGTCTCGATGCGCTGAGAACGAAGAATCAAAAGGCGGCGTAATGGATACGCCTGTCATTTTTGCCGCCGCGCTGACGGTGGTTGCTGTAGCAGCTTTCGCGTTCATTTACGTTTGGGGGATGTCATGAAAGACGTATTCAGGGGACCAAAACAAGGCACTGCCGGTGACAGGATTGCCGCGCTTCTGTGCAAAGCAGGGCCGATGGAATACAGGGGGATTGTCCAGACCCTGACAAAACAGGGCATGAGCCCTAATACAGTCCGCAATACCCTGCGCCATATGCATGAGAACAACTGGCTCAAGATGAATGGCAAGAAGCATGAGCCTGTCCTGAAGGTGCTGCAGCAATACGGCGCTGCTCCTGCAGATCCTGAAGCTACAAAGGCACCAATACTGCCCACATATCGACCGCTCCAAGCCAAGAACATCCCGAGTTTAGATCCTCTTCTAGTGGGCCGGTTCCGCACTGACATCTGCTTCAAAAACGGCTCGATTGGCTTCCAGTCTGGATATTCCACATCTGGCGGCCTTACGGTGTTCGGCTGATATGCGTAGCACACCACTAACCCGCAAGACTGCGCTGAAGGCGGGAACAAAGAGACTGCGCAGCCGTGGACCGAAGATGACGCCAATCAGGGCCAGCGCAAGAGGCGAGGAATGCACCATCAACTTGCACATGGTCTGCAACCACAACCCTGAAACAGTCGTCTGGTGCCACGAGAACAGCTATGACGCAGGTAAGGGGATGGGACTGAAGGCAAGGGATGAGCGCGGCGCATACGGATGTTCGGCATGCCACGCGGTATATGACGGCCAAGTTGCCCGTCCAGATTGGCTAACTAAAGAGGAAGTTGATTCTGCTTTCGAGCAGGGCAAGAAAAAGTCGCAGGCAATTCTGCGTCGCAAGGGATTGTTAGGGGAATAAATGTGAGTGACTTGCCGGACCCATTAACGCCGCCGGATTGCGATCTGAGCGATTTCCAGTACATGGAACTAGATGTTCGACGTCTGCGTGATTCCAAGTTCGCGGCATCCGCAGACGGCGAAGCGTTCCGTGCTGGAATTCTGCTCTGGTGCGCTGCTTGGCATCAGATCCCGGCAGGTTCGCTGCCCGATGATGACATTGAGCTTGCCAATCTCGCAGGTTATGGCCGAGTTGTAAAAGAATGGAAGAAGGTTAGAAGCGGCGCGCTTCACAACTTCATCAAGTGCTCTGATGGCCGTCTATATCACCCAATCTTGGCAGAGAAGGCCATAGCAGCATTCGAGGCAAAGCTTCGTCATGCCTACGGAAAATTGCTGGAGCGGCTGCGGAAAGAGAACAAGAAGCGTGCGGAAGAGAAGGTCGCGCTTGTCGGAGTTCCGACGTTCGAGCAGTGGAAATCCGGCGAGTACCCCAACGGAATTCTCCCGGAAAGCAAACAAGTTTCCGCCGGAATTCCACCGGAAGGGAAATCAAATTCCGCCGGAATTCCACCGGAAAACCCTCTTAAAGGGAACAGAGAGGGAACAGAACAGAACGGAGAGGGATATTTAAATACTTCCGTACCTATCGGTACGGGCGCTGACGCGCCGCCTGTCGATCCTCTCGCATTGGCAAAAAAGGAAATCTGGGCATCAGGCAAGGCTTTGTTTGCAAGCAGGGGTATCGACGAAAAGTCTGCTGGCGGCATCCTCGGCCAACTGCTAGGCAAGTACTCGGCTGAGATCGTTCTGGACGCCGTGCGGGCAGGCGTGAAAGCCCAGACGCCAGACCCGACGAGTTACCTCACGGCTTGCTGCCAGCGCGCAGTGGGAGAGCGCGCCAAGGTGCAGAAGAATTCCCGCCATAACGGCTTTGACGAAACGGACTACTCGGAAGGGGTGACGGAAGATGGACGCATCGCTTGAAACACGGGTTGGAACTTGCGAGACGCACGGCGAATACGAGAGCAAGGCCGTGAAGATCCTGGGGCGGATTATGCACTGGTCTGGCTGCCCGACTTGCTGCCAGATTGAGCGGGAAGAGCGCGAAGCAAAGAAGGCCGCTGAAGAGGCTGCCGAACGTCAGAAACGCCTTGAAAGCCGCATGAATCAAGCCGGAATTCCTCTGCGTTTCCGGGGTAAGACCTTCGATTCCTACATCGCGGACACCGACGGCAAGGAGCGGGCAAGGGCGGCAGCGATGGAGTTTGCTGCAAATTTCAAGACGCATCGTCGCAACGGCACGTTCATGGTTTTTTCTGGCAAGCCGGGCACAGGGAAAAGCCACCTTGCCATCTCGATTGCTCAGGAAATCATGGCTGGCGGTACGGCCCTCTACATGAGCGCAATCGACGCGGTACGCATGATCCGCGACACATGGCGGCGCGATTCGGAAAAGACGGAGCGGCAAGTGCTCGATGAGCTGGCATCCATCGACCTGCTGATCCTCGATGAAGTCGGAGTGCAGTACGGGACCGAAGCGGAGCAAGTGAGCTTGTTCGACATCATCGACAAGCGTTATCGCGATCTGATGCCAACGATCCTGCTGACGAACCTGAACGCCAAGGGCATGAAGGAATTTCTTGGTGACCGGAGTTATGACCGCCTGCGCGAGAACGGACAGTGGATCACCTTCGACTGGGAATCGCAGCGCAAGAGGGTTCCGGGTTGAACGTGCAAGACCATCGGCATTTTTGTGAAGTCCGCTACGTCCTAAAGATGCGCACCAAGAGCCAAGAATCAGCACTTGCATACATCGAACTGGTAACAGCGAGACGGGGGAGGGAAGCAGGGCAGAGGTTGCGGGATGACTGTAGCAAGCAGTGGAGTCGTGGGAACAAGGGTGAATGGGGTAGTTGGAAATAGGACCAAATAGGGGGATGTGAAATGAGGAAATTGGCAACGATTCGCAAGATTTTGGACATTCAGCCGATTGAGGGCGCAGATGCAATTGAATGTGCTCAGGTGGACGGTTGGAAGGTGGTCGTTAAGAGGGGTGAGTTCGAGATAGGTCAACTTGCTACATATTTCGAAATCGATAGCTGGATACCTGAGCATGTTGCGCCGTTTCTGTGCAAGGACAAGCGCGAATTCAACGGGGTTCCTGGTGCGCGCCTGCGGACGATCAAGCTGCGCGGGCAAATTAGTCAAGGTTTGCTTCTGCCTGCTGCAAATGACGCAGCCGAGGGCGACGACGTGACCGAGGCTTTGGGCGTTCAGAAGTACGAAGCGCCCATTCCTGCGCAGCTTGCTGGTCAGGTGCGCGGCAATTTCCCCTTATTCGTACCAAAGACTGATCAGGAGCGCATCCAGAATCTCGGCTTTGAACTTGAGGGGTGGACAACGCGGGATTGGATATGGGAGGTA